TTGTTTATAGAGTAAGCACGCGACGCGTAAACTCTCATCCTGCTCCCATATAATAGAGCTCGTGATCCATTTGTTCGGGCAGGGGTGCGTCATAATAACGCATGTAACTAAAGGGCGGAATGTCGTCATGGGGTCCGAGGGGAACGACATACCTGGAACGATATTCAATCCATTCGATAGGAACATCGATTCGGGGCAAGGGACCAAGCTCTGTCATGGAATCGAAATATTTTTCCAGGGTTTCTTGTTGTTGAGGTGTTATTCCGTAAATCTTCTCCATCAAATGCCTAGTAGAATCTGCCACTGGCTTGTTAAGCTCAGGTCTACCAGCAGCAAAGGCATCCAAATAGAGAGATTTTTCGTACTCATTCAGTGAACGTGAATGAAGAACTACTCTTTGATCACAGGATCTTGTGATTCTAAGGATTGCACGTGCTAAAGAACTCAAAACGGGACAAGCAGGATACTGATAACCAAGGGACCAGCCCTTTGCTCTCAGCATTCCCATTTGTTTACCCCGCTTCGCATTCTTATAGTCGCCATCAATCCAGCCGATGGAAGCCATTATCTTCCTAGGATCAGCTATAACGGAATAGGTGGTTTCGTCGAAAACCTGACCACAGAAGCTGGCCGTGCTCAAACTCACGTGGCTTTCCAGCTTGACAATGAGACCTAGTTGCGCAAAATCTTCTGTCACAGGAACGTTGCCTTCGATCCTGAACAGGCCATCATCTCCTTCCACGACTCCATCAATGCGCGCCCCTTTCTCATGAGCAAGAAAGAGGTTGAACATCAAATTAGAAAAGCCGTTCCCTAGCGAAGTGCACATCTCACCGGACATTCGAGTTGCCTCGACATCTAGTGAAATGTTCTTGTTGTGGATGTTATTCACACCACCCAACACTTCTCGAACTAAGGACATGAAGTCTTGCCCGACAGCCAAACATTTGGTCATATATTCATACAACTCAAATTCAACTGCCTCCATGATTTCTCTGGTGAACAAGGCTTCAAAGGAAGTGAAATCAGAAGCATAATATGTTGCACCTGGCTTAGAAAGCCTTTCGAAAATGTACCGTGCCCTGTCGGGAACAGGGATCTTTTTAATGAAGTATGGCAGTTTGAACACTTCATGTTCAATCTGAGCAAAAATAGGTCCAACAGCCACTTTGAAAGCGTCTGAACGACTGTTGATTGCTCGACCATGTTTCCAGGCTAAGTAGTGTTCCTTCTTCATAAACATGTTCACTTTACGGTCCTTTTTCTTGAGGTTTCTAATAGAGCCAAGTTTCTCCCATTCTGCGCGAAGTTCCTGTTTCCTCCAATCAGGATAATTCGTATTTTTGATCCAGGTCTCAAAACTGACGTCTGTATCTGGGGACAAGGGTCGGAGGTTGTCCTTCAGCCATTTCTTGACAAAAACGTTCAGTCGCGCCAGCATCTTCCTGTCGGGTTCGGGGGGGCGAGTCGCGAACCTTGCGGCAATCCCGGCTAGTAGGGTGTGGGAATCTCCGATGTCGGGGTGAGGCAATGAGGCATCAGGTAGATCAAACCCAATGCAGCACTGCATTGCTCTTCTCTTGTGTTCATTTGTACAGAAGAAGCGCTTGAGGACAGTACCCTCCTTAACATCATTGATTTTCTTGAGCTGAACTTCCCCTACCCTATAGCCGTAGGCAAGCTGTACTACCCGGGCTGCCGAAAACCCTGTGATCCAGGGCCCTGTATGCTCCAGGAATTCATCCGTTGGCCAAGCTTGATTCTGGCAACCTCAATTGTGTTCTGGAAAGCGAACCCAACTGAAGAAGCATTGATATGGCTGGATGTCATAGCATACACGTTCATCCTCTGGCTGAGAGCTGCATCATTGCCCAGAAGATCTTGAGGTGCTACCTTCTCCGAAAGAAGATCCCTTTCGAGCACCTTGGAGTACACAACCGGCCTCTCATCCACCAAAGTCCAGCTTGTGGTGAAGAAAGGGTCGAGAGAAAATTGAAGGTCGTGTCTCTTTATGTTCACTTTAGCCTCCCAATCCTCAAAAGTGGTGGGGCCCGCCCTGTAAGAACCTGGGCGACGATCTGAGAGTGTCTGAACTTCCTCTTCTTCAAGATTAAGCTCGCCGTTTCTCCCCCGCTTGACGTACTGCCTGCTAGGCACATCAACCGGTGTGTGTTCCCGCTCCTCGACAAGCTGGTAACACACTACACCTGAAGGACGGTGCATCAAATACTGATAGCAGGCATAAGCAAGCCCAAGACCCACAAATAGTCCAATTGGGTACTTGCCCCTGATGTATGCATTCACGAACATCTCCTTGAAGAGAGTCCATGCGTCAGGAAGGGTAGCACTGACTTGTCCCCAAACATGCCCTGGGCACAGCTGGACGACAACAACATCAGGTACCTTTGACTGTGTTCTAAGGGCCAAAGGTGCATATTTGTTCCATGTATTTTCAAGAACTTGGGACCAGGGAATGTTTCCAAAGAGACTGAACAAGTGTGCGCTGGGTGTGGATGCGTCGATACACTCAGACCAGCGGCCATGGCGATGCAATGCCAGAGATTGGCCAACACTCTTGATCAGGTCCTGTGACTGATCGGAAGGGGTGAGGTTGAAAAAAGCTTTCTTCACAGAGTAAGCAACAAGAGAGGTAAGGGTAAGGTTGGCGACCCGCAGGATACGGAGCCCGTTTCTAAGATTACGCACCTCGGAGAAAGACATGGGTACGCGATCCTTGAAATAAGCTTCAATCGGTGCAGGCTGAGTAAACCAACGGTACAATTGAGTTGTGTGATACTTGAGGTTCCCGCTCCAAAGCTTGTCGAAAAAGAACATGAGGGACTGCCTAGTGAACATCTGCCGCATTGTGACCCCGGGCGCAGACTTAGGAGCAGCCTTAACTGACGACAATCGTGCCACAACCTGGTCAAACTCAATCATTGAAACGCTGAATCTGCCAAGCATGACATGACCAAAAGGCAGGGGATGCATTTTGGGCTTTTGAGGTGTGGTACCCTCGTAATTAAACTGAGGGCACTCACACGGATTTTCCATCCAAAGTTTGTGGAGTGGACGCGGAGGAGGAACAGGAATGGGTTGTGGAACTTGAGGTTGTGGAACTTGAGGTTGTGGAGCAACAGGTGCAGGTGGAGGTGGATTAACTGGTGCAGGTTGCAAAGGCACAGCTGGAGGCTGTGGACGGGCAGGGAGAACTGGTTCCGGACGCGGGATTTCCGGAAGAGGGTTGCCAGATGAGGGAACACCCTGAGAGCTGGCTGGTTTCGGAGCAGCTTCAGACGCAGCCGGAGATGAGGGAGGTGCCTGTGGCATGTCAACACCCTGAGAGCTCTTCGCTGTTTCTTTCGCTTTTCCTTTATCCGCTGGTACAAATGCAGCAACTTCAGGGACGTCCCAAAAGAGAATTTCATTCCACAGATCTTGAAGATCTTTGATGTGAAGTTCGGAAATGTCACTCTCGCATGGTCCATCGTGTTCAAAGTCTGCGCAAGTGCTGCATGAGGCTCTGTTGCGCAGTTCGAAACGTATCTCCCTAAGGAGAAGTTTCTTGTTATTCCAGGTCTTCTTGCTTAAAGTCATTTTTGCACCAACCCCAGCATCGGGTTGGGCCTCCTCGTTTGACCCACTTGCCTTCGGAGCAGGCAAGTTTGAGCTTATAACGCTTTTCTGCTGGTGGGGGTTCGCTACCCCTTCCCACCTGGCTGGTTTTTTGTTCTTTGTTGTCATTATAACATTAAAGAGGGCTCACCAGTCTGAGTGCTCCCCCCGATCCTCCTGGTTAGGGAGGTTCAGGGTCCTTTGCCATCATCACCAATCCCAGAAACGGCCAAACGGGAAAGACTCGGCAAAGAAAGGCTGAC